TTCAAACACAACTATAGTGTAGAACCCACAGACAAAGAATTGAAAAGATATTTAGAAGAGGAAATATATGACACAAGTACCTAATGTAACATTCGCATTTCGCGAAGGCGACGAAACACCAGAAGACGGTGGTTGCCCAATCGGAGGCCAATTTGTTTTTAAAACAACCGATGACTTGTTTGCCAACAAACGAGTAGTGGTATTCAGCCTGCCCGGTGCATTTACACCTACCTGCTCCACATATCAACTACCGGGATTTGAAGAGCAGTATGAAGACTTCAGGGCACAGGGTATCGATGATATCTATTGCATCTCAGTTAACGATGCATTTGTCATGAACGAATGGGCCCGTGCATTAGATATTCAAAATGTACATCCGATTCCGGACGGTGCGGGTGCGTTCACAGAAGGCATGGGCATGACAGTTGACATGAGTGCTATCGGCTTTGGCAAACGCAGTCGCCGCTACGCCGCTATCATTGATAACGGACAAGTACAGCACATGTTCATCGAGCCAGCTGCCAGTGACACTGACCCGGATCCATATGGCATGTCCAGTCCAGAATCTGTTATGAAATACCTTAAAGGATAATATGCCAAATTTAGTACCCATGGTAATCGAGCAAGAAGCTCGCGGAGAACGCAGTTATGACATCTACAGTCGACTACTCAAAGATCGTATTGTGATGTTGGATACAGAAGTGCATGAGCATAGCGCCAGCTTACTGGTAGCACAGCTACTATTTTTAGAAAGTCAAGGAAATGAGGACATTACTTTTTTCATCAATAGTCCTGGGGGTGTAGTTACTGCCGGCATGGCTATCTACGACACAATGCAATTTATCAAACCTGACGTTTGCACAGTGGTTATGGGTCAGGCTTGCAGTATGGGCTCCTTGCTCGCCACTGCTGGAGCGCCTGGCAAGCGTAAAATGCTACCAAACGCTAGACACATGATTCACCAACCTTCGGGCGGTGCCGGCGGACAAGCTACAGATATGGAAATTCAAGTAAATGAAATCATCAAGATGAAAAAGAACTTGACACAGATCTATGTTAACCACAACAGCAAGGGCAAGACGTTTGAACAGTTCCATGCAGGTATGGAACGTGATAACTTTATGAGTGCCCAAGAAGCGTTGGATTTTGGATTGATTGACGAAATTATTACCAAACGATGAAGCGACTGTTTGTTGTAGGTTGTAGCTTTACCAAGTATCATTGGCCAACTTGGGCTGACATGCTTGGCAAAGAATATGATCACTTTGAAAATTGGGGTAACAGTGGTCTAGGTAATCGTGCGATTGCAGAAAGGCTTACTGAACTAGTCGTTACCAATGAGATTACCCAAGACGACACCATTGTAGTACAGTGGACTGACTTTCACCGATTTGATATACACTCTAATAAAAATTGGGAACCAACCGGATGGAACTGTGGTGGTAGTGTATTACTTAATCCACAGTATCCCAAATCCTGGGTTGAGCATTATTGGCAAGAAGAAAGTTTTATGATGCATTCATTTAACTTTATTAAACTAGCTACTGCACTGTTAGAAACATTGCCATGTAAATGGCTGATGTTTACTATGAATGATCTAGCAGGATCAATCGATCAATTTCCAAAGCTAGAAAAATATAGATCTATATTTTCTACAGACAAGTGGTCTCCTCCGTTAAACAATTTCTTCATTAATCGATATCCTAAGTTTACTTGTAAAAACGAAGAGTGGGAATCGCAAACTGGCAAGATAGTTGATTATGTTGATCCGCATCCTACTCCAGAGGCGCACTATAATTATATGCGCACTTATCTAGCACCAAAACTAGATATTATTCCAGATGCCGACTGGGCAGGAGTCGCTCAGGATCTCCTAAAAAACACAGTATTCCATTCACATCTAAGAAGCAAGTATTCTAAAAACTTAGATTGGGTACCGGACAAATACTGGATTAGAGGCATTTAATCCACCATAAAGTATGTAGATAATTGGACACCCTAGTATACTATAAATAGTTACATCTAGGAGTGTGTCATGGCCCAACTGCCGTACGATTGGTCGGAATTAACCCGCAGTAATCTCTACTCTATGTTCTACTCGCTTAACGGTGAAATAGTGGGCAAAGAACTATCTCCTAGTCAAATCCAAAAACGCATTATTAGACATGTTAAAGCACACATGCCGCTTAAACTTAAAAAATGCCTATATGCGCCCACTACTCCTGGTTTTGTTTTTATGGGTGGGGTATATTATAGCGAGTTGGATCGAAAAAAATTGCCTGCTATAGAAGTCAATTTTAATTACAATCCTGCTGACAAGAAACTTAAACTTACCCAACATCGATTTAAGCGCATGGCTGTGAGATTTGCCGATGTTGTGCTACATGAAATTGTACATCAACGTCAATTTCGAGCTAGAAATTTTAAAAATATCCCAGGTTATCAAAGTACAGCAGAATACGCCAAAGATCGTAAAAAGCAAGAATACTACGGCGACAGGGATGAAATGGGTGCTCACGCATTTAATTGTGCGTGTGAGCTAGTTGATAGATTCGGGTACGATCCTACCGCTGTTGCTCATTACTTAGATTCTAATCAATGTCGCAGACATAAAAACTCCACTTGGAATGATTACTTAAAAGTTTTTGAGTGGAATCACAACCATCCAATCATACGCAGAATGAGAAATTTAATCCTGCGTAATTTGGAAAATGCCGCTAACGGTAAACCATTTAAGACCACAAACCACTTGACATACTGATAATTACTCTGTATAATATACACTTAAACAGTTAATTATTGGAGTCGAAATGAGCGTTTGTGCCAGTCATATTTGGGATTTGGAAAGTCACCCTTCTCGCCTAAACAAAGAAGCTATCATTGAAGCTATTGCCCAATCAGGTAATAAGGAATTCTTTGAAGGCTGTCGCTTGGCTCTTGATCCTATGATAACTTTTGGTATTAAACAAGTTCCGGAGAAAACAGATGAAGATGGCCCTGGCTTACCTTGGGATAGTTTTACTCTCGCTCTTACTGGCTTTGTCACTCGCAATATCACCGGCAATACAGCACGTGATATGATTCAGGCCATGATGAAGTCAGCTACCAAAAAAGAATGGAATGGGTGGTATCGTCGTATCCTTATCAAAGACTTGCGCTGTGGTACCAGCGAAAAAACAATCAACAAAGTAGTGGAGAAGAAATATGCTGACTACGCTATTCCCGTATTTGGTTGTCAGCTTGCTCATGACAGTGCTAATCATGAAACTAAAGTCGCCGGCAAGAAACTTATCGAAGTCAAACTTGACGGTGTCCGTGTTATCACTATCGTTCGTGCTGATGGTCGTGTGGACATGTTCAGTCGTAACGGTAAAGAGCTTGCTAACTTTCCTCATATAGCACAACAGATTTCAAACGTGATCCAACTAAAAGGTTCTAGTAAGAGTATGGACGTTGTATTAGATGGAGAAATTATGAGCTCCAGTTTTCAGGACTTGATGAAGCAAGTACACCGCAAGGATAATGTGGAAGCAGGCGATGCTATTCTTAACCTGTTTGATGTACTGCCGTTGGAGGATTTTGAAAAAGGTATTTACGATAAAGATCAAACTACACGTAGTAGCATGGTTAAGTTTTGGGTAGAACAAAATCAAGCATTGTTGCCTAATGTAACCTATGTTGCAAATGAACTGATTGATTTGGATACTGAAGCGGGTCAAGATCGCTACAAAGAAATCAATGCCAAGGCCATTGCAGGCGGGTACGAAGGTATTATGCTGAAAGATCCCGATGCCGGTTATGAATGCAAGCGTAGTGTGGCATGGTTGAAGTTAAAGCCATTCATTGAAGTTAGTCTAGCAGTGGTCGCAGTAGAAGAAGGTACAGGTAAAAATGTAGGTAAACTTGGTGCGCTAGTATGCGAAGGAGAAGATGATGGGAAACGAATCAGAGTCAACGTTGGCAGTGGCTTTACAGATATTGATCGTGATAGTTTTTGGAGCAGCCGTGATAGTCTTAGCGGAAATATTGTTGAAGTTAGAGCAGATGCTGTAACACAGAATCAAGACGGCACATACAGTTTGCGGTTTCCCCGATTCAAAGGATTCCGTGGATTTGTAGCAGGAGAGAAAATATGACCGAAGTTAGTAGAGTAGCGGCACAGACTACAGAGATGTACCGACAACTTGATATTAAAAAGCTAGATAAACGACATGAAGAACTACGATTAGAAGAACAACGGATTCGACTAAATCTTAAAGATAACGAAGAAAAAAGAATTGAAATGAACCAACGAATGAATCGTCCGGGACAAAATGTAGATAGGATGGCATAATGACAAACCCGTTTAGAGATCAAGAAAAATTTATGAAGGCTTGCGACCAAAGTGTTGAGAGCTTTAACCAAGAACAGTTTAAATTGTATCTTAATCTAATCAAAGAAGAATATAAAGAACTTAACGAAGCTGTTAATAACCATGATCAAGTAGAAACACTCGATGCACTAGTTGATATCTTGGTAGTGACTATCGGTGCTATTCACAGCATGGGTAGTGATGCAGAAGGCGCATGGAAGGAAGTCATGCAGACTAACTTTGCCAAGATAGATCACGAAACTGGTAAGGTTCGTAAGCGTGACGATGGAAAAGTTTTGAAGCCCGTGGGTTGGGTGCCACCCAATCTTAAACAATTTATTTAAGGAGACTAATATGTTTGGTGCAAATTATGTAGGTAACGGTTTGTTAAATTATCGTTCTGCTGGTGAAATTAATGAAGCAATGGGACGTGTCTATGGACACATGAGCCTGGCAGTTGTTGTATCGATGATTGTCAGCTACTTTGTTGGTACTAGCCCAGAGTTGTTGGCATTCTTTTTTACAGGTGTGATGAAGTGGATTGTGATTTTTTCTCCGCTTGCGGCAATCTTTGGCGTTGGTTATGTGCTGGGTAACAATCCCAGCAAAAGTGTAGCACAGTTATGTTTACATGGTTTTGCGGCGTTGATGGGACTCAGCTTTGCCACAATCTTTGCTCTATTCACTATGGGGTCAATTGTGTCAGCATTTATGGGTGCGGCTATCTTGTTTGCTGTCATGAGTGGGTACGGCTACTTTACCAAACGCAGTCTAGACAGTCTTGGCAAGTTCATGCTTGTTGGATTGATCGCTATTGTGATCGCCAGCATCATCAATATCTTTATTGGTAGCTCAGTAATGCAAATGGTCATCTCAGCATTAGCCATTGTAATCTTTATGGGCTTGACTGCATACGACACACAACAGATCCGTGAGGAATTGAGTGTAGACACTAGTCCAGCCGCAGAAGTATCGGGTGCGTTGACTCTTTATATGGACTTTATCAACTTGTTTATTAACTTGTTACAATTATTTGGAGATAGAAAATAAAATGGCACAACACACCAACTACTGGAGCTGTACTCCTTTTGCAGACTGGCTTCGCGGCACTAAGAAATTGGGCGCGGGCACAGCCGAAGAATGGGACGACTGGACCACTGCGGCACAGATGAAGCATAATTTTCGTTACTGGCTAGCTGAAGAGGGTCTAGGCTATATCCAGGATTTTGTAACTTGGCCTGTTAGAAAGATTTACGATGTTAAGTACTATATTAATAATCGTTGGGTTACTCGTACTCACGCTCTTACCGCCCATACTCGTGATATCAAGCCTGGGCATTGGTGCGATGTTGGCAATCGGTTCCTGCCATGCCTATTTAATGAGCTGGTTGATTTCGTCGAAGTTGAATCCGCATGGTCGCACATCGCCTGGGGAGATAAGGAAGCTCGCGCAAAGTATGATCCTCCCTTTTGGGCTTCTGGTTGGTTCCGTTGGCGCACTTGGCGTTGCCCTCAGGCAGGCATCGATCATCTTGACTGGGCAATGACCTTAGTTATGGATGACAGTATGGGTGTTGAACAAGACAGTCCTAACTTTGGTAAACCTACTGGTCAAGCACTTCGTGCAAAAGAAATCAAAGAGTTATACACATGGTGGACCACTGTATATCCTAATCGTCCTGATCCATACGAAGCAAGTGGTTGGACAGAGTACTGTGAACTGAGTCGTGTTCTTAACGGTGGCAAGCTAAGTTTTAGAAATGACAGGAGTCCTGAACTTGAAGAAATGAGCAAT